TTTTTTGCAACAAAATTGACATGTGTAATTTTAATATTTATTGAAGGAGTTTCAATTAAAGAAAACATAGAAGAAGCATTAAAAATAAATATTTGGCAACTATTAAGAAATGCAATTAAAAGAGCAAAAGAAGTAAAACAAGATATTAATGAATTAAAATCTTAAAACAATGCAAAAAATTAAACCATACATTACTACAATATTAATAGGAATACTACTTCTAATTATACTATTACAAAGATCCTGCACAGGAACTAAAATAATAGATAATAAACCAGAGGTTACTGTAAAAATAGATACAGTATATAAACATATTACTCACACAGTAGTTAAGAATGTACCAGTAAAAACATTTGTTTATTTAAAACCAGATGGTCCACAATATACTTCAGGTGAAAATATTGACACATGTAGAGCTAGATTTGACTATCTTTTAAAACAACATGCAACTAGAAGAGTCTATCAAGATACATTAAAAATTGATAGTCTTGGTACAATTACAATAATTGATACTATTTGGTTAAATAAATTACATAAAAGAACATATTTACAAGATATAAAAATACCTTTAGTTACAAAAACAGTTACAATTATAAAAGAAAAAGATCCTGTGCGTCAATTATACATAGGAGGTAATTTATTTGGTGATCAGACTAGTTTACAACTAATTACACCTGGAATTTTATATAAAACAAAAAAAGATCATATATATCAAGTTAATGCAGGTATAAATTTTAATGGTACTATCACATATGGTGTTGGTGCTTATTGGAAAATATCATTTAAAAAATAATAAACTATGGTAACAAGTGCACAATGTTTAAAAAAATATGGTGATCCAACATTAGAACGTAGTATGAATGTTTGGGATGTTCCTACTGAATTAGAAATAGGAGTTATACCTAAAAAAATATATTGCAACAAAGACATAGTCAAGCCTCTTGAACAAGCATTTAAAAACTTGATTCAACGTAACCATGTAAAAGAATTAAAAACTTGGGATGGATGTTTTAACATTAGACAAAAAAGAGGTTTGATAAGTATGTCATTACATTCATGGGGTATTGCAATTGATGTTAATGCTGCATGGAATGGTCTTGGTAAAATACCAGTGTTATCTGCAGAATTTGTAAAATGTTTTACAGATGCAGGTTTTGAATGGGGTGGTACATGGACTCGCAAAGATGGAATGCATTTTCAACTTGCTAAAGTATAAAATAATTTAATATATATAATCATGATAAATTTTGATATTACACCTTCAGATTTACAAGTACTTGTAAATGAAGTAAGACAATTAAAATTATTAATTTTAAATCAGTTACCACAAGTAGTATTAACTACTAGTACTAATATTTCAGCAAGTAATTTGGATTCAAATGGTAATACACAAATAGGTAAAAATGTTGTTATAAATAATGGCGCATCAAACATTAATTATATTCTTGATGTTAATAGTGGATTTGTTGCAACTTATTTAAAAATTGGCACAGGAGCAGTTGCGTTTATTGCACAATCTGGAAGAACTTTAGTTTTAATTAATGGAATAAGTTCTATGATTGGTGATATTGGTAGTTCAGCAACAGTTTCAAGTGTGGGAACTGTAGATTATTTAAGAATAACAAATATATAAAATGATGAATCCAGTAATATATTATGATTTATCTGATGCAAATACACCAATTAGCACATTTATTTCTATATGGGATACCAGATTAGTATCTTCTGGTTCTTTCGAGGAAAATAAAATTTGTTTACCTTTAATATCTACTGGAATTTATGATTTTATAGTTGATTGGGGTGATGGTACTAATAACACAATTGTCACATGGGATGACGTTAATGTTATTCATAGTTATGCAGTAGAAGGTGTTTATAAAATATTAATTACTGGTACAATTAATGGGTGGCAATTTGCTAATACAGGTGATAGATTAAAGTTGCTTAATATATTACAATGGGGACCATTACAATTAGGTAGGGAAGGTGATTATTTTTATGGGTGTGAAAATTTAGTATTATCAAATGTTTCTGATGTATTAAACTTATCAGAAACTACTTCTTTATATAGAGCATTTTATCAATGTATAAGTATTACAACAATTAACAACATTAATAAATGGAATACATCTACAATAACAACTTTAAACAGAACATTTGATAGATGTATTAATTTTAATGATAATATTGGTAATTGGGATACAAGTAATGTTACCATTATGGAAAATGTATTTACGTCTGCATCAAAATTTAATAATGGTGACAATGTTTCAATAGGAGAATGGAATACTTCTAAAGTTACTACATTTAAAAATATGTTTGGTAGTGATTCTTTTACAGGATACATGATATTTAATCAATACATAGGTGATTGGGATACATCACTATGTAATGATATGTCATTTATGTTTTTTAGAAATCCAAAATTTAATCAAGATATTGGTACTAAAAAAGTTACTAAAAATGGAGTACCTTATCTTGCGTGGGATACAAAAAATGTGACAACCATGTTGTCAATGTTTTCGTCACAACCAACAGCTGGAATTATGCCAATTGGTGAATTTAACAATGGAGGTTCAAATAGTATTGGTAATTGGAATACAATTTCATTAACAACTACTCGATTTATGTTTCATTCTCAATGCAAGTTTGATCAAAATATTGGAACAAAAGAAGTTACTTTTTCTGGATTTCCAACTTACAATGCATGGGATACACAAAATATAATTGATATGGCTGCAATGTTTTATGGTCATATTAGCTCAGATATTACAGGTATATTTAATAATAAAGGTAGCGGAAAAATAGCAAATTGGAATACTTCAAAAGTTACTACAATGTCTTCAATGTTTTCTAGACAAAAATTATTTAATCAACCTATAGGTACTTCACAAGTTACAGTTGGAGCATCTACTTATTTAGCATGGGATACCATATTAGTAAACAGTATGAGTTTTATGTTTTTTAATAATTTAGATGCTATATTTAATAATGGAAATAGTTCTTCTATAGGTTTATGGGACACATCAAAAGTTACTACAATGGTGCAAATGTTTACAGGTGCTCCATTTTTTGATCAAAATATAGGACCACGTACAGTTACTGGATTACGAATAACTCCATATACATCATGGGATGTTGGTTTAGTAACAGATTTTAGTTTTATGTTTTATGCTTTTTCTTTTCCAAAAAACATGTCAATTTTTAATAATGGTGGAGGAACACCTCAAGGTGGATCTAATTCTATTCAAAATTGGAATACTGTTTCTGCATTAAATATGAGATATATGTTTTATAATAACTTATCATTTAATAGACCAATTTCATGGAATACTTCTACAGTAACAAACATGACATCAATGTTTAGAAATGCAATTGGATTTAATAGACATTTGGGTACATTAAATGTTTCTGCTGTTACAACTTTTGGAAGTAGTACAGATTTAACAGATCAATTTATGGCATTTAAAACTTTTAATAATTATTCATATGATAATTATGATAAAACGTTAATTGAATGGGCAACTAGACCAGTTTTACCAAATAAAATAATTTCTTTTGGCACAGCAAAATATTCTGCAGCAGCAATTGCAGCAAGATCAATACTAACATCTTCACCTAATAATTGGACAATTATTGACGGTGGACAAATAATTTTATAATGACAACAACAGACATTAATTACCCAAAAGTAAAAACTTATTTCATTAATTATAATAATGAAACAGATGTTGTATACGGTTTTGTATTACCATCTCAATGCATGAGTACTGGTATGAATAATACATTTCAAACACCTTCATTAAATGCACTTATAGAAAAATTAAAAGTTGATTTTAACATTAATTATGTTGAGAATATACCAGTAGATATTGAACCTTTTGAGAACATTGATAATGATCCAGGATATATTTCAAATGAACAATAAAATAGCTGTACTTTTTAGTTAGTTAGTTTTCTTTCTCTTCTGTTGAAAGACCCCCATTACTGGGGGTTTTTCTATTTACTTCCTTTTTTAATTAAATAATACCATAACCAAATAATATGTGGTCTGATAAACTCGTATGCAATAAATATTAATAAGTATTTCATTAAATTTTTATTTAATTAAATTATTTTTTGTTCAACAAGTAATTGTTCAACTTTTACCCAATCAACAAAAGGTCTATGTGATATACTTGTATCATATTTTAATGGACATCCTAATGCAGAATCATCTATCATTAAATCAGCATAACTTTTAGGACTTTCTGTCCAATTATGTTGATCAGGATTAGATTGTACTCCGTGTAAAGGAATATCATTGTCTATGAACCATTGTATTGCATCATTTAAAAATGTGCCTTTTACATCTGGTGTTATATGTTCTCCTATACTTTTAAAAGTAATTCTATTACTTCTCATTGTAAAAAGAATCAAGTGATGTCCAGCATGAACTAATTTCTTTAGTACTGGTACAGCACCAATACTTTTCCCTATTTGTGGAAAACTGTGAGTAACACAAGTTCCATCAAAATCAATGTTTATTGTCATATAAGTTTTTCTGTTATTAATATTTCTCTTACTTTTTCTACAAGTTCTTCCATAGTACCGTCATTGAAAATTTCATAATCAAACTTAGCATCATCAAGAGCTGTTTCTGAAGGATGTTCTGTAAAAGCTTCTCTACTTAATAAATGAGTTTTACCTGTTTTAGAATGTTTAATAGGAAGTTTTTCTCTAACCACTCTAATAGTAATACCTTTTCTTTCTACAACAGCTTCCAATTCATTAGGAAATCTAACATCTGTAATAATCCAATTAGGATATACATGTTGGTCAATAAATCCTGCAGCTCTTGTAGGAACTTCTGATCTATGAATTTCATACTTATAATCAGCAAATAAAGCATTTACCCATACATTTGTATGTAATCCATCACGCATTGCTTCTGTACCAAGTTTTTGAAGAAGTTCTCTTACAGACATTAATTCATTAAACAAAAATTTTGCAAATGGTTCAATGTTGTTTAAAGGATTATGTCTTACAGTTCCCCATTCTTCACCAAGAATAACTTTCTTAAACTCTTGATCTTCAAACTTTTCTACAGGAATACCTGTAAGTATTGATGCAATTGTTTTTAATTTGCCAGCAAACTTTTTGATTTCACATGTTTGATCTTTATTTGTATAAAGCAATTTTTGAATTATTGTACCTACTGTATCTTTGCCAGCACCTATTTTACCGTTTATACCTATTATCATTTTATTGGTTTGTTTTTAGTGTTACACGTTTTACATTCAAGTGTTTCAGTATCAAAGTTTTTCTCTGTCTTACACTTATCACAATATTTATATAATGCTATCATTTCAAACCATCCATGATGGTTAATAATCTAGATTTTATAACTTTTGAGTCAATGTCAATATTATAAAATCTTCTAAGATACCTTTTTGTCAATTTAACAGTATCAAGTTTTGTATTTTTACCAGCAACTTTTACTAATGCTTTTAAAATAATATCAATCATAGGTTCGTTATTTAATAATTCAACTTTCTTTTTTAATACTTTTAATCTTATTTCAAGATTTAATACATCTTGCATGTGATCATTTATTTTCATATTTATAATATTTAAAAAGGGGTATTTCTACCCCTCTTATAATTACTAAAATGGAAGTTCTACATAAATTTCTTCATCAATTGTTTCTGGTTCTTCAACTGGATAAGTTGCTTCTTCTGTTTCAACAGCAGGATCAAAATTAAATGCATCTGAAAATACTTGATGCATTTTAATATGATCATCCATCCAGGTAGAAGGATGCGCATCTTTTAATGCAAGAGAAATATGATTATACAAAACCCACGCGCTTCCTTCATGAGCATCATAATTAAAACTTGGTTTTTCCATTTCTTTTTTAATCATGTTTAACTGCATAGTAGTTAAAATTTGTTCTTCAAAAAATAGTTTACCAAGAATAGTATACATTAAACTATCAGAAATTAATATATCTTTTAATTTATGTTTATGTTCTACAAGTGTAGACCAGTATTCTTCTGAATCTTTTATAAATTCAGATATTTTACCAGCAGCAAGTAAATCTGCAGCACCTTTGTGAACGCGTTTATATGCACCAAATTTAGAATTTGATAACATCATACCGTTCATACATACTTTTACCAATCCTCCAAGCGAGAATCTAAATGCATATTGTTTATTATACGAATTCATAAAGTTTGCAGATAATTCAATATCTGGATCACTTTTATAATTCAATTTAAAATTTCCAATTGCTACAGTACCATCTTGTGTACATCTGTAATCTTCGCCAGTTATAATATACCCTGCTGCAGTTATTTCAGTTCTCACACGATTGACAACATCTTTGTGAGAAATAGGTGTATAAGTTTTTGTTTTTTCTGGTAATGGTGCACTTAGCATTTTTCCATAGGCAACCATGCCATTTATTGTTCTTTTCATTTTAAAAGAGACTTAATTGTTGATTCATTTTTTCTTGAGGTAATATTGTAGAAGAATTTTCTACTTTTTTTATCTCGTCATATATTTTATCTAAATAATATTTTTCATTTACATCATAATCTAACCATTCTTTTTCTTCAAACTTATTAAATATAGTTTGCATATGCTTACCACTTTCAAGTTGAATTTCGCGATGGTCTGGATTACATTTAATTAGTTTTACACCATTGTTTGAAATATAATATCTGATTAACTTTTGAAGTTTTTTAACTTCGTATACACCATCTTTTACTGCTCTTTGCTCAAAGTACCAATCACCTTTTAATTTTGCTCCTGCACAATAATCATAGATTTCTCTATTTTCTTCTAAGAACACTTTAGGATCAATTCCTTTAATAAAATATGCATACAAAGCTTTAGGTATTATCAAGTGTGATTTATTTTTATGAAGTGCCAATTCTTCATATTCAAAACGACCTTTGCACTTTGTTTTGCCATCAGTATAAACTGCAATGTAATTGTTTACATCACCAATAATCATTTTGTCATATTCTACAGTTTCAAGTTGTAAAGATGTCAAATCTTCCCACTCTTTGCAGATTTCATAAAATAATTTTTCATCTTGTTCATCAACCAAAAATTCCAAACCATCAGTATTTTGCATAAGTGGTTGAGCACTAGGTATTCTAGTGGCAATCATTTCATACAGCATAGATAGTTGTAATTGACCATTGATAGTAATCCTAAAAGTAAATTCAGGATCGTACAAAAATGAATATTTATTTTTACTTAATCCATAAGTAGAATTTAGTATAATTTTAAATAGATAATTCAAAGGAGATGTTTTTGGATATTTCTTTCTTTCTTCAAAAAACCATTCATATAATTCACAAAAATCTTTTTTAGGTATATGAGCTGGAGACCATTCATTTTTAATTGCAAGATTTGGATAAAAAGAGGTAACATCTGCAGAAAGAATTTTCTTACCGTTACCTGCTTTATATATACCAGATCTAATACAACCATGGAGACCACCTAGTCCATAATCTGTAGGAACTCCTTTGTACATCATTCTATACTTAGGACCTTTTGTTTGTGTTTGTTCAATATCAATTGTTGTGTTTACAATTTGACTTTTAAACCAGTTAAAAACACCTGTAAATTCTGGTGTAGTAAAACTAATCATAGGAAGAAGAATATTTCTGACAACTACGCTATCGCGTTCTGTTCGCATTACTCTAATTGCTTTCTTGTCTTTTTGTAATTTTTCAGATAAAAAGTGTAAAAATATCTCTTTACTGATTCTTGGCTCACTAGCAGAAAGTAAATTCAAATTATATGTTGCACTTAACTCTGCTCTTAAATTGATTTGACTTGCCATTACTCGTTCTCCTTTAGAATTACGAAGAACAAATATTTGTTTTGTTGACCTAACATCATTTATACAATAACTAATAATAGAATCTAATGATTCATCATTTAAAACTGGCTGTGTATGATGATGTGGCATTTCTTCCACACTAAACCAATCCATAGAAAATTGTATCCACTTTAAAGAACATCTTTTTGCCATACCATCCCAATGATTCAACTTAAATATGTCTACACATTGAATAGTAAGTTTAAATTCTGGATAATCTAGCCATTGACCAGTGTTGGATTTTTTAATTACTTCTCCAGCATATTGAGCAATTGTACCAGAAATATCATTAGATGATAAGCGTGACATTTCTTCTCTGTTTTCAAGTATGAATTCAGTTATTTGAGCATCAAATGCTAAATTATTATAACCAAGATGCCAATCTTTATGATCTATGTTGTCATCTAAAAAAGCAAGAAACTTTTTAAAATCATTTTTGTCTCTATTGATGACAAAAGTATGAGTTTCATCAGAATCATATGCTCTAAATACAGCAACAAAACAATTGACAATTGTTTCATAATCCATTACCCAAAATATTCTATTACGCTTTTCCATTAACTTTTAATATATATCCAGAATTACATTCTTATTTTATTACTTCATCAATAATTTTTAATGAGTCATGATCAGGGTTAATTGCAAAAGCATTAATGAAATCTTTTATATCTTCAATTTTGTCAAGATAATATTCATAATACGTTTCCATCATTTTTCTTTCCTGGATGTATTCTGGTTCAACACCAGTTGAAGAAGTTCCTGTTTTTTTAATTACAACTTCACCTCTATCATTTAGTTTTGGAAACATGTTTGGTTTCTCTTTAAATTCTTTACTAATAATAGCAAGAACTTTTGTAGTAGGATCATAAATAACCTCATTAAAAGGACATTCTTTTACTACTGGTAACATTCTAAATGTTTGATTGCCATACCAGTCAGTTGAATAGACAATCATGTTTTTAAATTCTGTAATCATATTTATTTATATTTGGTTTTAAATTATAATTGTACTTCTGGTTGAACAACTTTACAAGTCTCTTTGTCTAAATCATATTTCTCACAAAGTTCTCCAACTGCTTTTAAGTCATCTATGTCAACTTTTAGTATCTCAGCATAAATTTTGAAATACTTTTCTGGATACAAATAAGACTCCATAAATACCCATTCAGGTGTATGAACACCATAATAAGTACTTAAAATCTTTTTGGAATTTTGTGATATTTTTGAATATTTTGCATTGCAAAATGAATCAAAATCTTCTGCAATTGTATTAAAATCAAATACATATGCAATTAGATTGTCATCAAGTGGCAAACAAGATTCAAGCATTCTATGACATATTAAATAATCTTGTTCAAAACGTATCCATTCTTCTGTATCTAATCTTTTGAATATGCAGATTAATTTACGCGATGACACATCACAAATTCCTTCCCATTCAACATATGTTTGTAAAGGTTTGTGAGTTTTGTGTTTTTTAAATCCTAATAATGGATATAAAAAGTTATAAGACTTTTGAAAATATTTACGATATATATCTGTTATCATAAAACAAGCTCGTTATTAATTAAAAATTGGTATGGTAAATCAAAACTTCTATTGACAAAATGATAATCTGCTTGATTTAATAGTGTTTCAGTTTTTACAACCCATTCTTTTAGAGTTTTATCTGAAACTCTAATTGGTGCAATTTGCAAATAGTTATCAATTACAATAAATCTAAATTCAAATTTGTAATCTTTATATTCTGGTTTAGATAAATAAACATTATCTACTAACATATAGTACATAGATGCTTGCATCCAGTATCTGTAATATTCTATTGAGTCTACAAATGAACCAATATCTTTGCTTGATTTTTTTAAATCATTTACAAATATTGTTTTATTAGTATAATCAATAACTAAATTGTCAACAAATCCTCTTAATCCAAACATTGGATATTTTTCATCAATTGCAGCAAGTTCTACTTCATTTTGTATTTTAAGATCTTGACCATAATCTGGTCTATATCCCATTACTTTCATGACAACATCATTTGCTTTTATTTCTTCTACTACTGCAACACATTGTTCATATACAG